GAAGTTCATCTTCTTGATGAGGTTTGCTGCTACAAGGTTCTTCTTGTAAGCAGCGATAATCTCGTCAGACCATACTTCAGGTACAAAACCTGCGGTATCAACTGCGGATTTAGTTACCGCATTATTTGGTGCGAATGCTGTATTAGCCATTTTAAATATCCTTTCGTAATATTGTTAGTTTACCTAACCCTTCCCTCACGATACGCTGCCATAATCTCAGGCTGCATCATATCATATCGGTCTGGATCAGTTTGCATGAGTTTCATAATGTCTGAGCGCCTATAAATCTTCTTAGAAGGTGCCTCATCGCTGCCAGAAGCAACAGTGGTGGTCGCAGCCTTGATCGTCTTGCTCCGAGCCTCTTTCTCTGCCGCTACTGTCTGCTGTGCTGCACCTCTGCGTTCTTTATAGGAACTCAAAAGTTCAGACGCTGCATCATAATCGTAGCGTTGGTCTGCCCTCAAAAACAACTCTTGCCTAACCTTGGATGACATCACCCACTGTTGGAATCCAGGATCAGTAACAACTTGCTGATAATCTGGATGTGTTGCCTGTAGAGCATTCAGAGCCTTGGCTCGTTGCATCTCAAGAGTGAGTGCTTCCGCTTCTCTAATCTTGGGATGATTCTCAATTGCGATTTCCATCGCCTTCTTCGGATCAGCAAAGAAGTCTACCTCTTCGGTAGATTCGGTTCTCAGTTGCTGTTTTGTTGTGGCTTGGGTGCGAATATAATCGTCAACCAGTTTGCGTAGTTCTCCGACCTCGCTGCCTTGGCGACCAATTAATTTCTCGGCCTCCATGTGCATCTTGGCAATGTCTTTGGCACTCTTACCCCGATATTTTTCAGGGAGTTCCTCTTCCATTTGCTCTTGACTCTGGGCCTCAACCTCAGATGTCAATTCAGCAGGATCTACTACAACTTCACTAGTTTGCGCTTCTTCTGCGCCTTCCTCAATAAAAGCAGCCATCTATGTCTCCCGTGCTTAACAGCATTAAGAAAGAACACTTACTAAATTGTGCGGGGTTCTCTTATCCGCTTACTTCCACTGGTCAGAGCGACCAGTCTTGCGCTCCCATTTAATTCTATCTTGGCGCTTACGTTCCCACGCCATTGATGCCCCAGGAAAATCCCCAGAACAACCATCAAGACTAATCATAGGAGTTGAGATAAGTCTGGTAGCGTCATTTCCACAGTGTGGACACTGTATGACGGTTACAGAATCATCTATGTATTTTTCAGTTATGTGGCCTTTGGCACACTGAAAGTCAAATATTCTTTTCATTTAGTTCCTCGTAGGCTTTTTCAGACAGGTCCTTCAATCCAACTATGTAGTCTAGGATGTCTACTTGTCCTCTACGGAACTCTATTGTGTCTTTGTCGCAGGTTCGGATGTTCTCGTACTGTGTACGCATATCCAAAAGATCTTCGATGAGTTGTTTCCACGCCTTGGTGGACATCATCGATAGTCTGTCTTCATAATATTGTTGTAATTCTGGCGACATTAGTGCTATTATACCATCATTTAGTTATTTTGTCAAGTATTTTCTTAACTTTGTCGTGATGCAACCACTTGCAGGTTAGCAATCTCTTTGCGAGTGTCTATATCTTTCTCTTTTAGAGCCAGATTTGCTACTTTGACACGCCTCTCAAAGTCATCGGTGGCGTTGGGGCCAGTTCCGAGGTACTTTGATGCTGAAGCGGCGATGCTGGCCTGTAATTCGGCAGGCATTAGTTGTGTCTCAGTGGCTTCTTTCTGTGCTTTAGCCTGTTTTAGCGTCACATCTGCCTCAAGATCAGCCATTTCCAGTTGCGCCTTTTGAAGTTGCATCTGCATTGCCATCTGTTGCATCTGTGCTTGCTCTGGGTTAGGCTGAGACATCTGTGCCATCTGCTGTAGCAAGGCTTCACGGTTAGACAGACCACTGTTTTCAATAATCGCAGACATCACCATCGGCACAATTGGACTATCTGGACCCAAGGTTTTGAGCAGATTCATGAACTGCATCTGTTCGTACTCTCGTGCCACAATGCCAAGGTCACAAACGGAATCAGGAACTGCTCCTGGGAGTTGATCAGTGTGCGCTTGTGTTTCTTGATAATTGCAGACAGTGCGGTATTCAATCCAGCGCCATCAGCGGTAGGAGTGGTGCTAGCGATGGTGGATGTTGCCATCAGCATCATCTTCATGAACTCACCAGCGGTGCTGAGGTTGCCAGGATCGGTTACACCAAACTTAAACGGCTGCAAAATCTCATACGGGTCGCCGTTAGTGAGGATGGTCTTGCCTGGACGGACTTCAAACTTGGCACCACGGGGCAGGCGAGTGGCATCAATGCCCATCATCGGCACTGTGGTCAGTGCTAGGCTATCTAAGTGAGCACGAATCTGTGCATCAATAGCCTTTTGCATATTGTAGCCCTTCTCAGCGATACCACGGCCCCAGAAACGCCCAGGCATGGAATCATATTGGAAGGCCACAATAGGCCGGTCTTTCATCATAAACGGCGACTCTTCTGCTTTGAGCAGGTGTTCATCGTTTGCGATCACCACAATTGCCTCTACCAGATCAGTGTAGGTAGCGGCTTCTGTGCCAAACTCATCAGTTTTTTCGTTAAACAGGCTGGTGATCTCTTCTGCGTCTTCGGCATCCAGCAGATAGCGAGGAATCAGGCCGTAGTAACGCAGTAACTTTACCTTGTCTTGCTGGTACTCAATCTCTTCCTGTACCGGCTCTAGGTCTGTGTCAACAGCGGTGGGGGCAATGTTGTCTACTTTACGATAGACACCAGACTCCATACCAGCAACAACGCTGTGAATGCTGACATATTCTTCAATTGCACAGCCCATTGCCTCTTCTACGGAGGTAGCAACAGGGTCAATCAAGAAATTTTTAGGATTAACTGGCTTTAGGCCAACATAGAAACGATTACGCTCTTCAATGCCGACAGCGGTAACACCCATCTCTGCGATTGGTCGCATTGCTGGAGCACGTTCTGTCTTCTCAGACACAACAATCTCACCGATACCAGTACCATAGACAGCGCCAAGCAGGATCACATCACTGGTGGCTTTGCGTACTTTGGTGCGCTTAAAGTCCTCAGTCATCTGATTCTTGACTTGTTCGACATCGATGCGCTGCTGGTCTAACTGGTCATCAACGATGTCAAAGAACTTCTCACCACGACCAAAGACTGCTTCTTCGATCTCAGCAACAGAGGACTCAATAGCCTGCTGTAGTGCAGGTGTTACAATCCGTGATCTTTCGCTTTCACGATGCACATCCTCACCAGCCCAGATACCACGCCATAGGCGCTCATAGGAGTCCCAGTAGTCTAGGTAGTTCTCATCACGATGGTTGCGCCAGTTCTCACAGCGGGACAGTACCCACTCAGAAATCTTCTTACCGGGGCCACCAAGTTCGTAATCTTTATCTTCCATGTTTAGTCCTTAGTTGTGTCACCGATGCTGTCTTCTTCAAGACTTGCGTATTCAGGCATACCCTCATCCATCTCTTCCATTTCAGACTCTTCTTCGGAGTCTTCAAGGTCAGCAACAGGCAAGAAGATGTCTTTGTCTTTAAGGCCAGCCTCTTTAGCGGCAGTGATAACTGTCATCATGCAGTCAGCACTAAACTTCTTCTCTATCTCTTCCTTGATGACTTCCCAGACATCAGGGTTAGTTGCTAACTTGTCCCAGTTAAGAGGAACATAGTCTTCGTTGTTGTACATTTCTAAATACATAACTGCTCCTTAGTAGCCTGCTACAGCGTCCATTGGTGTAAAGTCATCATCCTCGTAATCTTGCACATACTCTGCTACTGCGATCTGGTCGATGTAGGACAAAGCATCAATTAAGTCATCATGAACTTGCGGATTAGGGAAGTTCAGTAACTCATCAATTATTTCTTTATTCCAAGTGCCTTCATTAAAGATGATTTTGCCGTGCTCAAAGCGGCCTTGAAGCGACCAAGTAATTCGGTCAGTTTTCTTTTTATTTCCATGAGTAAGATCCTCTATTCTAAAGTAAGTGTTATAGCGCCTCATTAAGTCACTGAGGTACGGCAATACAGCATTCTTTAGTGCGCCTCTTTCAACACCAACACACACAGGTTCATAGTCTCTGACTGCATTAAAGATTCTTTGTGCGGTGTCTTTGATGTCCCACCGACCAAACTCCACATCCTTCACATACCAGCCATTAGCAGTAATCTTGACTATCGCTATGGCAGACTGGTCTAGTCTCTTTTTCTTTGCTGTGGTGGCTGAGGCAACATTCTCAAAGCCAGCCAAGTCTACAGCGATGAAGTATCTACCATCGGTGGGTTCTTCATCATCAATCTTTATCCATTCTTCTTTGAAGATGCCACCAGAGGCTGCTTCAAAGGAGGCCATGAACTCGGTCCTGAACGCAAAAGAAGACATGGACTTTCTTGCGGTTTCGATTTCGTTGGGGTCAAGCAACGGATTGTCGAAACTGGTGAAGTGCCAGGATTTATAATCTTTGTCGTTCCCGTTAGAACCATAGGTGTATAAGTCATAAAAATGGTTTCTGCCCATTGGCGTGCCAATAAACAGTGCTTTGCCTTTCAAGTCTGCCAGTGCAGGCCTCAGAATCTGCTCAAACACTGCAGGTTTCATATCTGCGTACTCATCTAACACAACAAACTTTAGGCTGACACCACGCATTGTCTCTGGTCTGTCAGCGCCTTTAAGGCTAATCTGTGCGCCATTAACCAGCCTGATCTGCATATTATTGACGTGGGACGATTCAATTACGGGGTGTCCCAACTCCAATAACGTGAGCCACATAATATCCCTGGCCTGTCCCTGCGTTGGTGCTACATACCACACATGGCCTTTATTGGTCTGTAGTGCCTCAACGATGAGCATCCATGCCGCTAACCTAGATTTACCTGTTCTACGGCCAGCAGCGACTACCTTAAACCTAGTGTCATCATTCCAGACATCTTGTTGCCAAGGTAATAACTTAATGTCCAGATTCATTGATAATCCACATCCTCGGCATCAATTATGTTCTCAGCATCGATCTTAGCGTCACCGATTCCGCTGATGTTAATCGTAATGCCTGCTTTACCGCCTGTCTTGTCCTTTTCGAAATAAGACAGAGGTAGTAAACGATCAGCACACATCTTGAGCATCGCTGCCTGATCTTTATCGGTAG